CGTAGGTGACGTTTTTAACAATGCAATTTTTATTGAGTCAGTATCTAAATCATGGATACCACCCAGCAGTTCTTGTTTAAATGTGTTGCATACTGCTGTGGTAATAGACATTAGTAGATCCTAAATTAAGCACAAAGGGGCCAGCATGTAGCCAGCCCCCATGTTTATAGGTGTATTAAGCAGCGTTGTATACTGCAGTAACCAGAGCCTCTGGACGTAGAATTTTACGCCCGTAAAGGTGCATACCGCGAACAATATCAGCGAATGAATCTGGGTCACGGTAAGTCTCAACTTTGTTGAGTTGCTGTGCAGAAGCAACAGCAGAATCGTGTCCAGCTACAATAACGCCATAGTTATCGTCCTGTGCAGTTGTACCTGTAGTACCAGCGCCAGTGCCCTTCGCAGGAAGGTTGTTTGACTGGTAGATACGGAAGCCATGCAAGTTATTAAGTACCAGACCGTTTTGCAGTCCTGCACCACCGAAGTCAGCGTTCAAAACGCGAGAATCTTCGTCTTTTAATAGCTCCATGAATACCGGGTCAACACACAGCCAACGCCCACGAGTATCAACATTAGCCTGATCAAGTACACGGCTCATACGAGCTACGACTTGCAAAGGTGTTGCTGTGGTTGCTGATGCAGCAGTTGCACCGCCAAAGCGAGGAGCCAACGGAATTGAGTCACCAGTTGTACCTGCAGAAGCAGAAGTAGTGATGTTTCCGAAGTCTGACATATCCAACTTGTTAGCAGTCAGAAGTTCACCTGTCAAGTCACCCGCTGTTTGGTGTGAAGCAGTGCCGCTTACAGCACTAATTACCGCACCAGCAGTAGTGTAACCAGACATATATGACAATACGTCAGCATCCATAGCATCAGCCATTTTATAGGCTGCACGATCAGATGATAAACGCATGAAGTCATGGTGGGCTTGCTGCTCTTCAATATCGTCAAGCTTGAAGGCAAAGTAGTTGGCTTTGTCGATAGTCAACTGAAAGTCATTATCAACGAGGTCTTGCGCCGAAACGGTAGTACCACGTAGCAATGCATTCACTGTGATATCAGGCTCTTTAAGAATGCGAACCGTATCACCTTGGTTTGCGATCTCCCCGAAATATTCAGAGTTAGTAATCGCTTGAGTTGTAGCAGCCTTGCGAAACGCAATTTGTGCTTGCTTTGAATAGATGACGCTAGAGAATACTCCGTTGTCAAGGTTTGAATAGCCATTGGCTTTTCCAAATGCAGCCATAATAAATCTCCTTATAGATATGACCGTTAAAGTTATAGATCATCATATCCACAGCAGAGGCCAAACTTATCTGAGTAGTCTGTTATTTAGGTATGCCTACCTGTGTAACAGAGGTCAAACGTATTTGGGTAGTCTAGTAGTGGCTAGAGTCTTAGTTAAAATACACATTAACTCATTAAAGTGTACTCAATACAAGTTATATGCAACTCGTACCTATTGTCAACAGTTATTTTGACAAATCATATACAAACTTACCAGCTTTCTGAGCTTCATGTATCTCTTCATGGTGTTTCTCAAACTCTTTGTCACTCATTTTAGCAACAGTAGATTCACGCCAGAAGTTCTTACTATCATCTCCATTTACGGTAGTTCTGCTTTTACTCTTTACAGAAGAGGCTGCTGCCTTATCTGCGCTATTATTAGGTTTAGACTTAATACCCTTGTGGGACTTATACAAGTCGATAGCTACTGCTACAGACTTAGCATCCTCAGAGTTCTCGTATAGAGCATCCTGTACAACTTTAGGTTGTTTCTCTGCCCAGTTATGAAACTCATCTGAGGAGCGGATCTCTTCAAAGTCAGGGTGTAAAGACATAAGCTCTGCTTCAGCTTTTTCTTTCTTAGCTTGTGTGCGTAGCTCTTCTATTTCTTTGAGGCGACTATCCAAAGAGGAAGCTTTTTCAGCAGCTTTATTCTCTGCAATAGCTTCAACAATACCAGCGACATCAGGGTACTTAGATGACCAAGCCTCAATCTCTTCCTTAGACTTGGGAAGAACCAGTTCATTCTTAGTAGCTTTATCAAGTTGACCCTGTAGCTTTTCAAACTTAGCTTCCCAGTCTTTCTCTTTATTCTGTAGGAGTTTACGGATATCACCATAGCGCTTCTTGAAAGACTTCTCTTCAGCGCTTAATCCATCTGACTCTGTATCAACTTCTTCAGACTCTTTGGATTCCACAGACCGTGTTTCTTTTTGTTCCGTATTACTCTCATCTGAAACTTGGGTGTTCTCAGCGCTTTGGCTATCGGGTTCCTGATTATCTTCTGCTTCTTCATCGACCTGCTCACCCTTAATGAGTGCCTCTAGTTCGCGTTCCTCTTTCTCAAGCAACTGTTGGTTGCGATCATGTGCGTAGCTGTCTGCTTTAATAATAGTTTGTTCTGTCATTGACATAGTTGTAGTTCCTTTATGTTGGGGCCAGCATTATTGCCGGGTAGCCTTATAGTTAAACGGGAGCACCGTCTGTGTTTTCTTCTTCCTTGTCTTCCTTAACAAAACCTGTTGGTGTAGCTGTATATCCAGCAGCTTCCATATCTGCTCTGTAGTTCTCACTAGCTTGTTTATGAAAGGCGTCTGTACCACCCCTAGTCATAGCATTTGATAGAGACTGATCCTTATCTTTTTGACGTTCTTCTTTTGTTTGAAGTTGTTTATTACCTTGTTCGTCTACTTTACCATAATCTCTTAATGCAGTGTCTGAAACATCTTCAAGGGGATCGTAGAACATACCTGACCTGTTTCTAAAGTTATCCGCAGCGGTACTAACACCAGACTTAATACTATCAGCCATGTTAGTAAGTCCACCTAAGAAGTCTGGCTCATTTTCACCATTAAGTTGATCTAACAAGGTTTGAACTTTTGTTTTATTAACCTCAGTTACATCCTCTCTTTTTAACAGAGCATCTAACTTTTTACCTATATCTTTCCTATGCGCTACTTGAGCTAAACCAATAACAGGTACAGATGCGCCACCTAAACTCTTAGCCCCCATTATCTCTTTTTGAACTGAACTAAACCAAGAGTCTGCTTCTTCTTTACCTTCAGGTATACTTGAATAGTCTGGAATGTCACGTTTACTTACTTCGATGGGTCTATCAGCTTCCCTATCACGACCAGTGCTAGGTGCAGTAGCTGCTGGTTGTTCCTTACCTACCTCAGTATATCCTGCTGGTATTGCAACTGTAGGTTGACCATTAACAAATCTAATCGTCATTGTCAAGCCCTGTTCGTTAACGTAAGTCTTATACTCTTGTGTTTGACCTGCGCTGGGCAATGTGTAACCTTGCATGAAGTCAGGCTGTGTCATGGTTGTAACATCACCACCCTCGTTCATCATCATAGGTCCATCTGGCATATCCTCTGCTTGTAGCTCAGAAATGTCAAACGGTAAGCCACCCTCTGCTGGTACAGGCTCTCCACCGATACGACCATTAGCTTCCATATCAGCAAAGCCCATCTTAGCTTGTGTACGTAAATCTTCAAAGAACTTAACACCAAAGAATCGCACAACATCAGCGGGTACGACATACTCACCCTCACTTAGTCTAGCATCAATGTTATCACGTACTTCTTCTGGTAATGACCCAGTAGGTACTTCATTGCCTGAGACTGGATCTACTTCTTCTACAGAGCCGCCCAGCGCAAAGGCCATTTCCATTTGTTCATTCATAGCCATTCCACCTTCGTTAAAATTCGCCTTAACACCTGTGACTTTATTCTCAAACTCAAATCGAGGGTCATCAGGAGTTGTCTTCTTTGCCTTTTTAGCAAATACCAATGGACCTACTTGCATTACCTGCTCAGCAGAAATAACGGGCATACCATCAGCTTTATCATAAAAGTAGGAAGCTCTGTAAGGATTCATACCTACCTGTACCCACTCAGGGTCATCAAAAAGGTTCTCTACTGTATTATAAACCTCTTCTGGGTCCATATTCTGCCACTCACCCTGCATTCTAGCAATAGTAGTTTTTGCTGAACCTGTAGCAATCTTTGAAGCTGCTAGTGGGTTAGAGGTGAAGCTTACATTATTAAGCACAGCAGACTGCCCATAACCTACCGTTTTACCGTCTTTTACAGAACCATCATGTAATGATACAACCCAAGTGTCTGAGTTATTATAAGCAGGTATATCTAATCTAGAAGAAATAAGTGTATTATCTTCGATAGATTTGTTTACACCTAAAACACCTTTCTTTGTTTTTCGTGGATCTGTAGAGTGTAAAGCCTTTACAACCTCTTCTTTTGTTGGGAACTTTGGCATCTCCGTAATAGGTTTAATAGGCTGTCTCTCATCTGACAGTTTTCTAAACTCTTCTGATGTTATTTTACCCTCACGAAGATTAGTAGCTGCAGCAGCCATTTCATCGTCTGGTGGTATTCTAAACTTATCTTTTGCGTAGTTTGCTGCTTTCCAATCAGATAGATCTTTTTCGGAAAAGCCTAAATCATCTACAGCGTCAGAGGTAGCGTCTAAAGTAAGAGGTCTAGGCTTTGAGGGTACTACTGTAAAATCGTCACTACCTACTCTGTCTTTTAATTCAGTATAAACTTGCATTGGCGAAAAAGTTTTATCTCCTGCAGCAATACTATTCTCAGCAGCAACTTTCTGTAACTTTTCAGCAAAACCTTCTCCAAAAGCAGGTTCGTTCATAAGATCAACAGCAGACTGCGTTACTGTTTTATTATCTAATCCTGCAGGGGTATCTGCAATCATGTTTACTTTTGGTATGCCTGTTCCGACCTCACCCTTTAACCTAATATTACCACCCATACTACCTAACGCATTGGGGTCAACCTCAACACGCTTTACAGTCTCTGCAGCCTTTTTAGCACCAGCCCTTATCGCATTAGCTGCAGCGTCACCCAATCCCGGCACTAAACCTATAACAGCAGCGCCGCCTAGTGCACCCGCGAGAAAGTAATTAGGATCTTCTTTGTTTAATTCATCATACACTTCTTTAGCTGCCATAGCATCACCAATGACAGGTGTAGCTGATGCAACAAAAGTAGCTGCGTCTTTAAAGGATAAGTCAGTATTGACTTGTGGGGCATCTTCAACAGCTTTAGCAGCCTCTGCTGCCCAGCCTAATGCTTCCTCAGTCTGTTTACTTACTAAATCCATTGACTGTCTCCCTGAGTAGCTTTAACCGTCTTAGCGTACTAATAGAACCCTGTGCTGAATACACTTCTTGTACAGAACCAGCCTGTTCCATAGTCCTGTGTTGTGTAGCTATAAGTTCATCAATTAGTTGATTAAACTCATCCATAGCTTGTTTGTTGTTAACGAGTTGCTTAAGCGACATTACCAGTAAACCCTTGCTCACCTGGAGTTGGTGCTGTACCTATACCCATCTGTGATCCACCAC